TAGACCCCTCAGTGGAAGTAGACTCCACGCTAGCCCCCGAGGTGACGGCCACCACGGACACCGCTTCAATTGAGCCGGAGATCACCGAGAACAGCCAAGAGCAGGTGCCAGAGGAGAAGAAATTCACTCAGGCCGAGCTCGACGCAATGATCGGCAAGCGTCTTGCGAGAGAACAGCGCAAGTGGGAACGTGATCAGCAAGCGAAGTTGGCCGAAAGGCAAGCGTCGCAATTGTTGCGTGAGGACCTTCCACCCATTGACCAATTCGAGTCTGTTGCTGCCTATGCTGAAGCATTGGCTGCCCGGCGGGCTGAAGAGCTGGTCGCACAGCGGGAGATTCACAACCAACGTGCTCAGATTGAGGAAGCCTACGCAGAGCGTGAAGAGGATGCTCGGACCAAGTATGAAGACTTCGAGCAAGTCGCATACAACCCGAACCTCCGAGTCACCGACGTGATGGCTGAGACAATCAAAGCATCCGACATTGGACCTGATCTGGCCTATTGGCTGGGCAGCAATCCAAAGGAATCTGATCGCATCTCTCGCCTGTCTCCGCTCATGCAAGCACGCGAGATCGGGAGGATCGAGGCCAAACTGAGTGCCGAGCCTCCTCAAAAGAAAGTAACGTCGGCGCCTGATCCGATTCGCCCGGTCAGCGCTCGGAATGTCAACCCTGGTGTCACTGACACCACCGATCCTCGTTCCATCCAGAGCATGAGTACATCGGAATGGATTGAAGCCGACCGCCTCCGAACAATCGCCAAGATAAAGGCGCTTCAAAATCGTTGAACTTGTTCATCATTGAAAGGAATACATCATGGCTAACAGCCTTCTGACAATCGACATGATTACTCGCAAGAGCCTTGCGATACTGGAGAACAATCTTGTTCTCTCTCGCAACATCAACCGGCAGTATGACGACAGTTTCGCAGTCGAAGGGGCCAAGATTGGCTCATCGCTGCGTATCCGCCTGCCTGATCGCGTTCTGGTTACCGACGGTGCCGCCCTGCAAACGCAGGACGACAACGAGCAGTACACCACCCTGACCGTTTCCAGCCAGAAACATGTCGGCATCAACTTCACCTCTGCTGAACTGAGTATGCAGTTGGACGACTTTGCGGATCGGGTTCTGAAGCCTCGCATCAGCCAGCTCGCATCTTCGATCGACGCAGATGTTGCCAACGTCTTCAAAGACGTCGGCAACAGTGTCGGCACCCCCGGCACTACCCCAGCCACTGCTCTGGTGATGTTGCAGGCTCAGCAGAAGATGAATGAAGCCGCAGCTCCAATGTCTCCGCGATACCTGACTGTGAGTCCGGCTGCCAACGCGGCGCTGGTCAATGGCCTGTCCGGTTTCTTCAACCCCGCTGACTCGATCTCTCGTCAGTTCAAGAGTGGCATGATGGGCGAGAATGTGCTGGGCTATGAAGAAGTGAACATGAGCCAGTCGGTCAAGTCGTTCACTGTCGGCAGTCGCACCGCTACTGGTGGCACGACATCGGCTGCTGTGACTACCGAAGGCGCAACGACCATCGCAATCACCGGTGCCGGAGCTTCTGGTACCATTAGGGCTGGTGACGTGTTCACTGTGGCTGGCTGCTTCGCTGTCAATCCGCAGACGCGGGAGTCCACTGGTTCACTGTTCCAGTTCGTCGCTCTAGCGGGCGTGAATCTGAACGGATCAGGTGCTGGCACCATCACAGTGGCTCCGATTTACTCAGCGGCTCACCCTCTGGCGACTGTGTTGAGTCTTCCTGGTAACGGCAGCGACGTGACGTTCATGGGTGCCGCCAGCACCACCTATCCGCAGAACATCGCCTACCACAAGGATGCGTTCACTCTCGCCACTGCTGACCTGATCCTGCCGCAAGGTGTGGACATGGCATCGCGTGCCAACCACAACGGGATCAGTATGCGGATCGTCCGGCAGTACGACATCAACAACGATCGGATGCCCTGTCGGGTCGACGTGTTGTACGGCTACGCCGCAATTCGCCCGCAACTGGCGTGTCGCGTATGGGGATAACCTGACCTGATTGGTCTCGATCATCATCCTCCAATCTCAAATCTGAAAGGAAATTATCATGCCTATTCTTCCTAACGGCGGTGGCGGTTATCAAATCGGCACAGGCAATGCTTCCGAAGCACTACTGATCACGCAGGGTGCCCCAACTGCACTGACGGCTGCTGCAACCGCAACGGTTGCTCAACTGGTCAACGGGCTGTTCACCTTCAACGGTACTGCCGGCAACCTGACTCTGCCCACTGTGGCAGCGCTTGAAGCCGGTATCCCGAATGCCACCAGGGTCGACATTGCGTTTGACTTCTACATCATCAACATCGACGCCACGACTGATGATGTGACTGTGGCTGCTGGGACCGGGTGGACACTGGTTGGTAATATGGTTGTGACCGAGGCCACCTCGGGTCACTTCCGTGCTCGCAAGACTGGTGTCGGTACCTGGACGCTGTATCGAATTAGTTGATCGCAAACGGGGCTTCGGCCCCGTTTCCACACGGAGACATCAATGAACGTAGTGCTTGTTCATCCGATCCATGGCGCCAAGGTCGCCATCGATGCTACGGAGATCGAGAACGATGAGCTCGCAGGATGGACGCGATATGAGCCAGTGACGCCTGTCGAAGACTCTGCCCCTGCTGAGCCTGCTGAGCCTGCTGAGCTTGCTGTCGACACCCCTGTCCGACGGAAGTATTCTCGCAAGACTCCCGCGCCCGTTGTTGAGCAGTCCGACAAAATCCCTGAGTTTTTGGAGACGGTGAGCGACCCTATCAAAGGAGAGTAAGATGGCGACTACTGCCAGTGATCAGATCAACCGAGCGCTGCGGCTGCTTGGTGTACTGGCTGAGGGAGAGACACCATCGGCAGAGACCAGTCAGGACGCACTGATTGCACTGAATCAGATGATTGACTCGTGGAGCACCGAGAGGCTGTCTGTCTACTCCACTCAGGATCAGGTCTTCAATTGGCCATCGGGTGAGATCAAGCGCACCCTTGGACCTACTGGCGACTTCGTGGGCAACCGTCCAGTGATGCTTGATGATGCCACCTATTATCGCTCCCCTGGTGGTGTGTCATATGGTGTCAATTTCATCAATCAGGACCAGTACAACAGCATCGCGGTAAAGACTGCCACGTCGACACTCCCGCAGGTCATCTTTGTCAACGAGACACACCCTGACATCGAGATGCTCATCTACCCTGTTCCAACGCAAGTGCTGGAGTGGCATTTCATCTCGGTACAGGAGCTGACGCAGCCAGCCAGTCTCGCCACCCAGTTGGAGATTCCTCCCGGATACCTTCGCGCCTTCACCTACAATCTGGCGATGGAGATTGCACCCGAGTTTGGTGTCGAACCATCCGGGCAGGTCCAGCGTATCGCCATGGTCAGCAAGCGGACACTCAAGCGCATCAACAACCCTGACGATGTGATGACACTCCCCCGCGGGGTTCTGGCACGCCGATCTCGGTTCAACATCTACGCCGGGAACCTCTGATGAAGACCCCGATCCTCGGATCGTCGTATGTGACACGCAGCGTGAATGCTGCTGCGGCGCGCATGGTCAATCTGTTCCCGGAGATCATTCCAGAAGGTGGCAAGGAGCCTGCCTTTCTGAGTCGTGCTCCCGGCATCAAGCTGAAGGTGTCAGTTGGTGCTGGACCGATCCGAGGGATGCGGGAGTTCGGTGGCAACCTGTACGTGGTCAGTCGAGACACTCTGTACAAGGTGGACCAGACATACACTGTGACAACGCTGGGAGCCGTGGCTGGCACATCCGGGCCTGTGAGCATGGCTGACAACGGAACCCAGTTGTTCGTAGCGTGCAATGGACCGAGCTTCATCTACAACGCTACGACTGGGGCGTTCTCTCAGATCACGGACGGTGATTTCCCCGGTGCAGGTACAGTGGACTATCTCGACGGGTTCTTCGTCTTCAATGAGCCGAACAGTCAGAAGATATGGGTCACCAGTTTGCTGAACGGGTTGAGTGTGGACCCTCTGGACTTCGCAAGTGCGGAGGGCTCCCCCGACGGGGTGGTCGGCGTGGTCGCAGACCATCGAGAGCTTTGGGTGTTCGGGACCAACTCAGTCGAAGTCTGGTACAACAGTGGTGGTGCAGATTTCCCACTTTCCCGCATTCAGGGGGCGTTCAATGAGCTAGGATGTGCTGCCCCCCACTCGATCACCAAGATGGACAACGGGGTATTCTGGCTTGGGAAAGACGCTCGGGGACAAGGAATCGTCTACCGAGCCAACGGGTATACAGGCACCCGTGTTTCGACTCATGCGGTGGAATGGCAGATTCAACGATATGGTGATATGTCAGATGCAATCGGGTACGCCTACCAACAGGACGGTCACACCTTCTATGTCCTGACTTTCCCAAGTGCCGATGCGACATGGGTGTACGACGCAGCAACCCAAGCATGGCATGAGAGGGCAGCGTTTTCCAATGGCGAATTCACTCGCCATCGCGGCAACTGCCAGTCGTTCTTCCAGGGGGAAGTGTTGGTAGGCGACTATCAGAACGGCAACGTCTATTCACTCGACCTCGACACCTATTCAGACAACGGGGCTGTTCAGAAATGGCTGCGGTCGTGGCGAGCGTTTCCCACTGGACAGAACACCCTGAAGCGCTCCGCGCATCACAGTCTTCAGCTCGACATGGAAGTAGGCGTGGGTCTGAACGACGGGCAAGGCAGTGACCCGCATGTCATGCTGAGGTGGAGTGATGATGGTGGACATACTTGGTCCAGCGAGCACTGGACAGATATTGGCAAGATTGGAGAATTCCATCACCGTGCAATCTGGCGTCGTTTGGGCATGACACTGAAACTGCGCGACCGGGTGTACGAGGTCTCGGGGACCGACCCCGTGAAGATCGCAATCACGGGAGCCGAGCTGATCATGAGTGGAACCAGTGCCTGACTCGTCGAGGGTTCCGCTCACACCGCCGAGGGTCCCACTCGTAGACCCTCGTACAGGCACCGTGTCGCGGGAGTGGTACATGTTCTTTTTGTCGATGTTTTCATCGACAAAAGAGAGCAGTGTTTCACTCGATGACATGCAGAAAGGCCCTCCTGCTCCAACCATTGATGACATTGCACTGCTAATTGACCAGATTGGTGTTGACCGCCTTCCACCATCCGGCGTGGCAGAGATTCGTGCGG